AAACATGGAATGCAAAGTGAGTGAGTTGGTGAAGCTTGGGCATGAACGTGCTGCCGACCTGAGAGCAGCATGTGGCACGATTGCTGTGGCGAAGTTGATAAGCGATTTGGCTACGCAGTTGGATGTGCAACTAGCTCGCAGTAATGCGCTGGCTGCGGAGAATGCGGGGCTGAATGCGTTCGTCGATGCGTTGCTCTCTATCGCTTGGCAAGGTGGCTCCGCTGATGGTGCGGAAATACAGGAGCTGGCACTGAAGCATGGACTGCTTCGTCAGGAGGTCTACTCTGCTAATGAGCACGAAACACTGGTCGATGACCCTGGTAACTTTGAGGACGGCGATCCGGTTTACTTCCGTGTTGAAACCCCGGCTACCGACGCTTTCCTGGCTGAAGTGTGGGCGCAGGGTGTGGAGATGTTTGCCGCACATAAGCGAGAACGACAGCAGGCTCTGCGTAGCCGAAGCATGAGGATGTCTGAAGAAGCTGCTGGCATGGCCGCTGATGCTGAGAACTTCGCCGACGAGCTTCGCAAGGGAGTGCAGTCATGAGCACTTCAATTAGCTATATCGATGATTGCCACCTGAGTGTGCGTGTGGATGAAATTGCATCATCCGTACCTACTTTCCCAACAAAAAATGCAGCAGTTAGTGCAGGCGCGCCATTCGGATGGAGAACCGCAATTCGTCTTAATCGACGATTCGAAAATGTGTGGGTAGTTGGTAAGAAATGCTTCCAGGGCGATCACTCTGCTGGGCTTAACTTTGAAGCATATCGATTCCCACTATTACGATGGGAGAAAGACGGTGGCGTTACAAAATGCCCGGTTCTCTCTGTGCGCAGGTTCAATCCGGAGGCAGAACAATGATCAACATCGACAAACGCGCATTACGGGAAGCGGCGGTTCGCGCAGGTGGCGTGAAGTGGCAATACATGCGCGCGACGCAACATTCGAAAGCATACATAACGGACGATAAAGGTTCGACAGTCGTCAACTGCACTGATGGTGATGTTCCAGCCAAATGCGCCGGATTTCTAGAGTCCGCCAACCCTGCCGCCGTGCTGGCGCTGCTGGATGAGCTGGAAGCTATGCATAAATACGCCAAAGACCGTGATGCAGAAAATGAAGGCTTGATGATCACGGTTGGCCGGTTGCGTGTCGAGAAGGAAGCCGCAGAGAAGCGGATTGCTGATTATCAGGAGCTTATCAGTGGATTGGTTGGTGTCTCGTCTTCCATTCTGCGCGAAGTGGAGCGCATCAACGTCTCCGCAGCCTGTAAAGGAGAAGCATCATGAGCACTATGACAAAAGAACGCGCAGCACAAATTGCAGCAGGCGGCGGATTTAACTTTGATGAGATTGCGGTGTTGGCGCGTATCGCTCTGGAATCGATCGAAGCGGAGCCTGTGGCGTATGTTATGGCGGATGATTTGAAGGATAGCAGCATCATATCAACGCCAGCATATCGTGATTTAGGTGAGGCAATGGAGAGGGCTGTTGGGGATGTGGTTGCGCTATACGTCTCCACGCCAGCGCCGGAATCTATGAAAGACCATCAGATTCGTGAGCTGGTAAATGAGCTGCGCGATATCGCTGTTGAGTACCACGGAACGCAGCAGCTGCGCGAACGCATTGCCAGAACAATCCGCGCCGCCATGCTTCAGGGCGCAGAACCTGTAAGTAATCGTGATGAGTTGACCGATGGTTGGGTGGCTTGCAGTGAGCGGATGCCGGAACAGTTTGTTGAGGTTCTGGTTTGCACGGAAGACGGTAGCAGATATGTTGCAGCTCTTAACCAAAGCATGAATTGGGATGATGGGGATTTCTTCGATGACATTCAGTACGTCACCCACTGGATGCCACTGCCAGCAGCACCGCAGCAGGAGGTGACGTGATGGAAATCATCCAGGGGACTTGCAGTTGTGGTGAGGTCATCAGCATCGAGTTAAACGCCGATCCAAATTCATGCGGCCGCACCGACAGGAAGAGACCGTTTTATCCGGATGAGAACGTTGAGCCCGAGGTGATAGGTCAGTTTGTTTATTCGCAGGATGGTGTAACTGTTTTTCGGTGCAGAAAATGCTCCGGCTGGATTGCAGATACAGTTCCTGAAGCGGCGCTGGAGGTGCGGGATGCCTAACCCATTCGACGTGGTGATGTTCGTGCTGCTGGCAATCGGCGCAATTCAGCAAATGGGGTGGCTGCCATGGTGAGCAAACTCAAACAGCGGCGCCTGCGCCGCCTTAAAGCCGACGTTGCCTGGTGGAAAGGTGAAGCCTCGGACCTGTACGCCAGAGTCATGGAGCAGGCCGACGAAATAGCCGAACTCCGCAGGCTGGTCATCCGCGTTCCGATGCCGGTGGTGGTTCCGGCTGATATCATCCAGGGTATTAACGTGAAGGGCGCGTTTGCGATGGGGATCGAACGCTATGGTGATGCGATGCTGAAGTTAGCGAAAAAGGAGGAAGGCAATGGCTAAGACAGCGGCAGAACGTAAAGCAGCGCAGCGCGCCCGCCAGGCGGAAGCTGGTGAACGCAAACTGGAGCTGGTGCTCGACGAGCAGGAAATGGAGATGCTGGCGCGTAACTGCGCGGAGCGTCGCCCGGGACGCGAACCATACGAAATGAGCGAGTACATTGCTCTGCTGATCCGCCAGGATGATGCCAGGGTGCGCGGTCGCATCAAAGCTATCAGCGCCAACCAGTGCGGCAAGTGTGGCGACAGCCTGCCGGTGAAGTCCTGCCCGTGCGCCGGTGATTCGATCTGCTGGGTAACGCAGGGCTGGCATGAAACGAAACTTGCGGTGTGACGGGGCACGGCGTATTGACTAAATCCTCACATGATTATACTGTTTAAATGTACAGTATTTTTATGTGAGGTTCCATTATGGGCTTTCCATCTCCGGCAAAAGACTACGCAGAATCACGCCTTACCATCACCAGCATGTGCGGCTACGACGGAAACTGTCGAACCGTTGAGACGTCGGCTGGTTACGCAATCATCAACGTCGCAAATAAACCACATCCGGGCGATACCGTGCTGATTTCGTATTGCGGCCGCACGGAGTTCGCCATCGTGCAGGGGCGGGCGCTTATTGTTCCGGAGGGGGAGTACATCGAAGGTGAAGCGCTGGACGACACAACGGTGCTGGGAGTGGTTACACATTTCCTCAACCGTGCCGGCAGCCAGGAAGACGATCCGATACCAGTCATGTAACATCTGCGCGGGCGTGATAGTATTACCTGCATGGTAATAAAGTTACTCAGGTGGTAATGATGCCCGCGACACCAAAAACCCACAAACGCAAATCAACGCAATATAAACCTCTTACAGCGATGCAGGAGGCTTACTGCCAGTCCTACATTAAGACACCCGAAAACCAGTCTCAGGCAGCGATTGACGCAGGATTTTCGCCTAATACGGCAGCCGTCAAAGCCAGCGTGATGATGCGAGACGAAAGAATCCAGAAACGAATCGCTGAGCTGATGGAGGAGCGCAATAGGCGTATGCGCGTCAGCGCTGATTACGTACTCATGCGACTGGTGGAGATCGACCAGATGGATGTGATCGACATACTCAACGATGATATGAGTATCAAACCGGTTTCGGAATGGCCTAAGGTCTGGCGCCAGTATCTTACCGGTTTCGAACTGGCCGATATGTTTGAAGGTCGTGGCGACGAGAAAGAACTGGTTGGCATCCTCAAAAAAATCAAATGGCCGGACAAGGTGAAGAACCTCGAGTTGATTGGTAAGCACGTCGACGTCAACGCGTTCAAAGAGCGCCTGGAGGTTTCCGGTACCGTCACCATTGCCGACCGCATGGCAGCCGCGCGCCGCCGCGTCAAAGAGCAGGCTGGTGGTGAAGAATGACAGCCGCAGCCATGTCGCCGGAAGAGCAGCTCGTCGAGGATATCGCCTCGTTCACGTATGACCCGCTGGGCTATGCGCTTTATGCGTTCCCGTGGGGCGAAGATGGCACAGAGCTGGCACACGCCACCGGGCCGAGAAAGTGGCAGGCTAATGCATTCCGCGAGATACGCGATCACCTCCAGAACCCCGCGACGCGTCACCAGCCGCTGATGCTGGCCCGCGCATCCGGCCACGGTATCGGCAAATCCGCTTTCATCTCGATGCTCATCAACTGGGGCATGTCCACCTGCGAGGACTGCAAGGTGGTGGTTACCGCCAACACCGACAACCAGCTGCGCACCAAGACCTGGCCGGAAATCATCAAATGGTCGAACCTGGCCATAACGAAAGAGTGGTTCACCTGCACCGCCACGGCGATGTACAGCAACGATCCTGGGCACGATAAACGCTGGCGCGCTGACGCAATCCCGTGGTCTGAGCACAACACCGAAGCGTTCGCTGGCCTGCACAACGAGCGCAAGCGCATCATCGTGGTATTCGATGAAGCGTCCAATATTGCCGATCTGGTGTGGGAGGTTGCCGAAGGTGCGCTGACGGATGAAGACACAGAAATCATCTGGGTGGCGTTCGGGAACCCGACGCGCAACACCGGGCGTTTCCGCGAATGCTTCCGAAAATATAAACACCGCTGGAAGTGTGCGCAGATTGACAGCCGTACTGTCGAAGGCACGAATAAGCAGCAGCTCCAGAAATGGGTGGACGACTACGGCGAGGACAGCGACTTCGTGAAGGTCCGTGTGCGGGGGATCTTCCCTGACGCGTCAGAGCTTCAGTTTATACCGACCGGTCTCACTGACGAGGCGATGAAGCGCGTAGTGACCGCTGCACAGGTCGCGCACGCCCCGGTGATTATTGGCGTCGACCCGGCGTATTCCGGCGTGGATGACGCGGTGATATACCTGCGCCAGGGGCTGCACAGCAAAGTGCTCTGGACCGGCAACAAGACCACCGACGATCTGATTATGGCGAAGCGCATCGCCGACTTTGAAGACCAGTACCAGGCTGATGCGGTATTCATCGACTTCGGTTACGGTACCGGGCTGAAGTCTATCGGTGACGGATGGGGCCGGACATGGCAGCTAATCCCGTTCGGCGGCGGCTCGACCGACCCTCAGATGCTCAATAAGCGCGGCGAGATGTTCAACAGCTGCAAAACGTGGCTGAAGCTCGGCGGCGCGCTGGATGACCAGGAGACGGCGGATGATCTGTCGGCGGCAGAGTACAAAGTCAGGGTGGACGGGAAGATCGTCATTGAGCCGAAGGAAGATATCAAAGAGCGCTTAGGCCGTTCGCCTGGCAAGGGTGATGCGCTGCTGCTGACGTTTGCTTTCCCGGTCACGAAGCGCCTGCACATTCCAGGGCAGGAGAGTCAGCAAGGCAAGGCAGTTACAGAATATGACCCGTGGAAATAACAAAGCTATTTCTGTAGCTTTGGATTTTTCAATGAAATAAATGGGCGCAGAATTGCGCTGGGTGTGCCGCAAGCAAATGCGTGGTAGTTGCGGATTATATTCAGTGTATTTCTATAAGATATTGATTTAGTTCCAGAATACATTATTGTCCTCTGGACAGATAAAACAAAGCCCGCACATCGGCGGGCTGATTGTGACATGTCACGGCGTTAAAAGCCGTCGAATTCGTCTTTCATTTCTCGCTCAGTTTCTGCTTCAGCAGATAACCTTCCAGCATCCAGATTTTATTCACCGCGTTTTCGCGGGCGATCTTGCGACCGATCTCCGGGTCGAAGTTTTCCTGGCTTGCGCACGCGCTCTCGCCGGTTACGGTGAATCCGTTGCGCAGCACCAGGACGCAGAACGTCAGCAGAGAAAGTGATTCGTGCGGCTGGTAGTTTACCTCTCCGCCAGTATGTTTCGCTTTTATGGCTACGCCAAAGGCACCATCTTCTGCTGTGAAATATGCCTCCTGAGCAATAATACTTTCGATATGGTCTGGCGTAACGCGCGGAGCGGTTAAGCCTTTGGCCTGAATTTCCTGCTCGATAGCCAAGCAGGATGGTGCTGGAGATGCGGTTGATAACATGGTTGCTTACCTCAAAAAGTAATCTTATCAAATGCGGCGTTGATCGCTTCTGCACTGCGTTCAGCGTCGTTTTTATCAACGAACGACTGACGGCCAAGAACCTCTGCCAGGCACTGCAACTTCGTGTGGTAGAGGTTCTCGCGGCGAATCTCTTCGGCAGGAGATTGTTTCTGAACATTAACGACTGTCTGGCTCATGATTTTCACCTTAAAAAAATGCCCGGGCGAACCGGGCGAACTGGAAGCAATGACTACGGAGTGCCTTCCTTGGCAGTTACGGGTTTACAGCGCAACGTCATCGGGATGGCGTTCTGCTGTAAAAAGGGCGGTGGTCAGAAGTGGGAGCAACTGCCACCGCCAAAACTACACGCATTGCCTGGTACTGCCGTATCACGGTCCTAAGGCGTGATTGGGTTGTGGTGGCCGGTGCGCCGGCGATAGCGTTTGTCGCATGCTAATAGCAACTTTCACCACAACGGAAAGAGCACTGCATGGTTTTACCATTACATCCGAGGATTTATCTGGTGTAGTCAATGCTCTTACCTGTTATGGCCTCGTCTCTTCCGAGGTGTCACACCGTATCGCCACGATGGTGAGTCGTCATGTCCGTGCATACCGAGAGCATTGACTTGCACATTCCGGCTACCTGCTCGGGGGAAGTAGCATCAAGGACCCCGCCAGACCGCTGCGACACATGTGCCATATGCCGTACTGCTCACACCTGGAAGCGCACTCACCAGTTTTGATTTAGCGACAAGACCTCACCGAACCGATATCAAAGTGCGCTTTCATGTTGTGTTACCTGAAGGGTAATAATTACAGTCCATTATGTCAATACACTACGTAAAATAATCCGTATATGGTTAAATTGGTAATAATTTAATCGTGTGTGAGGTTATCGCTATGTGTATCGGCAGCAAGCCATCAGTGCCAGCGGCACCAGAAGTTCAGGCCGCACCTCAGGAGCAGGACGCCGCTGTTGTCAGTGCGCGCGATGACGAAGAGCGCCGCCGCCGTGCTGCCGCCGGTCGTAACTCGACCATGCTCACCGGTGCCCAGGGCGACACTTCCGCCGCAAATACCAGCGGTAAAACGCTGCTCGGTCAGTAACGGAGCGCGCAGAGATGGTGGAAACCGAAAAAGAGCGGCTGCTGAAGCAGCTTGCACAGCTGAAGAGTGAGCGCACATCGTTTGAGCCGCACTGGCGCGACCTGAGCGACTTTATCAATCCGCGCGGTTCCCGATTCCTGCCGTCTGACGTTAACCGTGACGATCGCCGCAACACCAAGATTGTTGACCCTACCGGCTCACTCGCTCAGCGCATTCTCGCCAGCGGCATGATGTCCGGCATCACCAGTCCGGCCCGTCCGTGGTTCAAACTGGCAACGCCTGACCCTGACATGATGGATTACGGCCCTGTGAAGGTCTGGCTGGAAGTCGTGCAGCGCCGCATGAACGAAGTGTTCAACAAGTCGAACCTTTACCAGTCTCTTCCTGTGATGTACGCCAGTCTGGGTACTTTCGGTACCGCCGCTATGGCTGTGCTGGAAGATGACCAGGACGTGATCCGCACAATGCCTTTCCCGATTGGCAGCTACTACCTGGCGAACAGCCCGCGCGGCAGTGTCGATACCTCTTTCCGCCAGTTCTCCATGACCGTGCGTCAACTGGTGCAGGAGTTTGGTCTGGACAACGTGAGCACATCCGTTAAGGGCATGTGGAAAAACGGCACGTATGAAGCGTGGATCGAGGTTAACCACTGCATCACGCCAAACATCAACCGCGACAGCGGAAAGATGGATAGTAAGAACAAGCCGTTCCGCTCTGTGTACTTCGAGACCGGTGGCGACTCCGACAAGCTGCTGCGTGAATCTGGTTTCGACGAATTCCCGATCCTGGCTCCGCGCTGGGAAGTTAACGGCGAAGACGTTTATGCGTCCTCCTGCCCTGGCATGCTGGCGCTGGGCCAGGTTAAAGCGCTTCAGGTTGAGCAGAAACGTAAAGCTCAGCTGATCGACAAGGCCACTAACCCGCCGATGGTCGCGCCGACGTCGCTGAAGAATCAGCGAGTCTCCCTGCTACCTGGTGACGTGACCTATCTCGACGTGCTGAGCGGTCAGGACGGTTTCAAGCCTGCTTACCTGGTCAACCCGAATACTGCAGATCTGCTGGCTGATATTCAGGACACCCGGCAGACCATCAACAGCGCCTACTTTGTCGACCTCTTCATGATGCTGCAGAACATCAACACCCGCTCTATGCCGGTGGAAGCAGTGATCGAGATGAAGGAAGAAAAGCTGCTGATGCTTGGCCCGGTACTGGAACGCCTGAACGACGAGGCTCTCAACCCGCTTATCGACCGCGTGTTCTCCATCATGGCGCGCAAGAACATGCTTCCTCCTCCGCCGGACGTTATGCAGGGAATGCCACTGCGCATCGAGTACATCTCCGTTATGGCGCAGGCGCAGAAATCTATCGGCCTCACCAGCCTGTCGCAGACCGTTGGCTTTATCGGCCAACTCGCACAGTTCAAACCTGAAGCGCTCGACAAGCTCGATGTGGATCAGGCTATCGACGCGTTCTCTGAAATGTCCGGCGTATCGCCAACCGTCATCGTTCCTCAGGAGCAGGTGCAGGGTATTCGCCAGGACAGAGCCAAACAGCAGCAGGCAGCTCAGGCAATGGCTATGGGTCAGGCCGCGGCGCAGGGGGCGAAAACGCTCAGCGAGACTCAGACCGCAGACCCTAGCGCACTGACTGCCATCACCAACGCAGCAGGAGCGCCGCAGCAATGACGGATTTCGACGAAGAGGAGCTGCGCATTCAGAACGAGCGTAAGAAGCACGATCTGGAGCAGCGCGAAAAGGACGACATCAAGTTCGTCATGGATAGCGAGCAGGGCCGCCGCGTCGTCTGGGGGCTGCTGGAGAAAGGTCAGGTGTTCAGTACCTGCTTCAACGTGGACCCGAACATCACCGCATTCAACGAAGGGCAGCGCAACCTGGCTCTGGTTCTGTTTCAGCGCGTCATGACGCACTGCCCCGATCAGTATCTGAAGATGGCCGCAGAGGCCAGTGAACAGGAGTAACCATGAATTTATTTGATCGTTTGCTGCATCGCCGTCTTTGCAATGAACAACCTGCTGATGGTGGCGCTGCACCGGCACCATCTGACCCAGCCGCACCTGCTACCGATGCTGCTGCGCCTGCTGCTGACCCGGCTAAACCAGAAGGCGATAAGCCACAGCCTGGCACTGAAGGTGAAAAGCCTCAGGACGACAAGCCTGCCGATGGTGATAAGCCAGCAGACAAGTCTGACGACAAAGAGCAGAAGCCAGAAGGCGCGCCGGAAAAATACGAGTTCAAGCCTGCTGAAGGTCAGGAGCTTGATACTGCAGCGCTGGAGCAATTCGAGCCTATCGCGCGTGAGCTGAACCTGACTAATGAACAGGCTCAGAAGATGGTCGACCTGTACGGCACGAAGATCATGCCAATGGTGCAGAAGCAGCAGGCGGAAGCCTGGCAGAAAACCACTGAGCAGTGGGCTGCTGATGTGAAGGCTGACAAGGAGATCGGCGGCGACAAGTTGACCGCGAACCTCAGTGCTGCGCAGCGTGCACTGGAACAATTCGGCGATCCAGAACTGAAAGAATACCTGGATTCAACCGGTCTTGGTAATCACCCGGCGCTTGTTAAAGCGTTTATCAAAGTCGGCAAGGCAATGTCAGAAGACAAGGTTGTCACCGGCGGTCATGAAAGCGGCGGCAGTGACCTTATCTCCGCCTTCTATCCTAAAAAGTGAGGTATGAAAAATGGCTTTAATCGGTCAAACTCTGCCATCGTTGCTTGACATCTACAATCGTACTGACAAGAACGGGCGAATCGCGCGCATCGTGGAGCAGTTGGCGAAAACCAACGACATCCTGACCGATGCGATCTATGTGCCGTGTAACGACGGCTCAAAGCACAAAACCACCATCCGCGCAGGTATTCCTGAACCGGTATGGCGCCGCTATAACCAGGGCGTTCAGCCAACCAAAACCCAGACCGTGCCAGTGACCGATACCACCGGTATGTTGTACGACCTGGGCTTCGTTGATAAGGCTCTGGCGGACCGTTCCAACAACGCCGACGCGTTCCGTGTTTCCGAAAACATGGGCAAGCTCCAGGGTTTCAACAACAAAGTCTCCCGCTATGCCATCTACGGCAACACTGATGCTGAGCCTGAAGCTTTCATGGGCCTGGCGCCGCGCTTCAACACGCTTAGCACCAGTAAAGCCGCAAGCGCAGAAAACGTATTCAGCGCCGGTGGTAGCGGCTCTACAAATACCTCTATCTGGTTTATGTCATGGGGTGAGAACACTGCTCACATGATCTATCCGGAAGGCATGGTCGCTGGTTTCCAGCATGAAGACCTTGGTGACGACCTGGTAAGTGACGGTAATGGCGGCCAGTTCCGTGCGTATCGTGACGAATTCAAGTGGGATCTTGGTCTGAGCGTGCGTGACTGGCGTTCAATTTCCCGCATCTGCAACATCGATGTGACCACGCTGACCAAAGACGCATCAACTGGTGCTGACCTGATCAGCATGATGGTTGATGCATATTATGCCCGCGACGTGGCGATGCTGGGTGATGGCAAAGAAGTTATCTATGCCAACAAAACCATCCACGCATGGCTGCACAAACAGGCTATGAATGCCAAAAACGTAAACCTTACCATCGAAGAGTACGGCGGTAAGAAGATCGTTTCCTTCCTGGGCATTCCTATCCGTCGTGTGGATGCAATCCTCAACACTGAATCTGCCGTAACGGCGTAAGGAGAGAGAATCATGTTGCTTGATCAACAGGCTTTGTTCTCCGCGGCTCAGGCCATTACGGCCACCGCGGCATCAACCAACGTTATTGACACCGGCTCCAGTAAGGATGTCGGTAAATATGGCGATATCCCGCTGCTGATTCAGGTTGTTGAGGCATTCAACACTCTGACCAGCCTGACCGTAACGGTGCAGACTGATGACAACTCGTCTTTCAGCTCTGCAACAGATGTGATCTCCATGGTCATTCCTCTGGCATCCCTGACCGTTGGTTACAAAACGCCGGTCATCACGCTGCCGATGAAGCTGGAGCGCTACATCCGACTTAACTACACCGTCACCGGTACCGCGCCGACCACTGGCAAAGTAACCGCTGGCATTGTTGGCGGGGTGCAGACCAATGTCTAAATATCGCGTCAAAGAGCGCTCTTTCATTAACGGCAAGCTCTGCGAGCCTGGCGATATTGTGGAGTTTTCCGGGGAGGCTGGCAAAAACCTGATCCCTCATAACGACGGTGATGTCGTGGTGAAGGAAGACACTCTGCCAACCAATGAAGAGCTTCAGGAACTGGACCAACTTCGTACCATTTACGAAGAGATGTTCGGCGAAGCTCCGCATAAAAACACCAGCGCAAAAACTCTCAAAGAGAAGATTGACGCCCGGCGTAAAGAACTGGGCGTGTAAGCGCTCAATAAAGTGCTAAAAGCCGGGGCCATTCGGCCCCGCTTTTCTATGCGGAGACCTGAGAATGAAAACTGTAAACATGAAAACAGGCACCGACTCATTTGTTGGTGAAGATGGAAAACCAGAAACCAAAGATCAGTATCCGTGGGGTCTGCGCATCACGCTGGATAACGAATCTCTGCAACGTCTCGGCCTGAATGCAAAATCACTGCCAGCGGTAGGTGATAGCGTTTCAGTTATGGCAATGGCTAACGTATGTTCTGTGTCTACCCGCACCACAGATCACGGTGAAGACAACTATGTTGAGCTGCAGATCACCGATATTGGCCTGGCTCCACAGAAACGTGATGATGCCAAAGAGCTGAAAGATGCTTTCTACCCAGGCGGGGAGGATGATTAATGGCCTCCGTTATCGAGATCTGCAACCGCGCGCTGAGCAATATCGGGAACAGCCGCAGCATTAACAGCCTGACCGAGGCCAGCAAAGAAGCCGGTCAATGCTCCCTGCATTTCGATTCCTGCCGCGATGCCGCCCTGGCTGACTTCGACTGGAACTTTGCCACCAAACGCCTGGCGCTAGCCGACACCAACAATCCGCCGCCGGACTGGGCTTATTCCTACCAGTATCCGACTGACTGCCTGCGCATCACCGAAATTATGGTGCCCGGCATCCGCAACCCTACGGCCGCCATGCGCATCAACTATGAGGTTGGGGCAGATACAGACGGTACCGGAAAGCTGATCTACACCGACCAGCCTGCCGCATGGCTGAAGTACATCGCACGCGTCACCGACGTGAACATGTTCGATGCCATCTTCATGGAAGCGCTGTCCTGGCGCCTGGCGGCCGCCATCAACATGCCGCTTACCGGCAGCGCAGATCTCGGTAACAACGCACTGACTATGTACCGCAGCGTAATACTGAGCGCTGGCTCGCACAGCCAGAACGAATCTCAGGAGCCGCAGCCGCCAGTCGATGAGTTCACCGCAGCGAGGATGTCATAATGGCTTTCAGTTGGATACAGCCGAGCTTTGCCGGTGGTGAGATTGGCCCGTCACTGTACGGACGCATCGATATGTCGAAGTATCAGGTGGCGCTGCGCAAGTGCGATAACTTCATCGTGCGCCAGTATGGCGGGGTGGAGAATCGCCCTGGCACGCGCTTCGTCGGCGAAGCCAAATACCCGACGCGCAAATGCCGCCTTATCCCTTTCCAGTTCTCGACCGTCCAGACTTATGCGCTGGAGTTCGGGCACAACTACATGCGCGTTATCAAAGATGGTGCGTATGTGCTGAACAGCAGCAATGTGATCTACGAGCTGGCTATGCCGTATGCTGAGGCCGACCTGTTTCGCATTAAATTCACGCAGAGCGCCGACGTGCTTACACTGGTTCACCCGGCCTACCCGCCGAAGGAGCTGCGCCGTTACGCGCACGACAACTGGCAGATCGTTGATGTCACCACAAAAAACGGACCGTTCGAAGATATCAACGTTGACGAGTCAGTGAAAGTATACGCCAGCGCCAGTACCGGGACCATTACGCTGACGGCCAGCTCTGCCATCTTTGGCTCTGAGCAAGTCGGTAAGCTGTTTTATCTCGAACAGCCGGCGGTTGATTCCGTTCCCGTATGGGAGACCAGTAAGACCACCGCTATCAACGATGTGCGCCGCGCCGACAGCAACTACTACCGTGCCAATACTTCCGGCAAGACCGGGACCTTGCGGCCGTCTCACACAGAAGGGATGTCGTGGGATGGGTGGGGCGGAACCGGTGATAGTGATACCGGAATCCAGTGGGAATACCTGCACAGCGGTTTCGGAATTGCGCGCATCACTGCGGTATCCAGCGACGGCCTGACCGCCACTGCTACGGTGGTTAGCTACATTCCGTCCCAGGTTGTCGGATCGGCGAATGGCAGCTACAAGTGGGCACGGTACGCATGGAACAGCGTCAACGGCTACCCGAGCACGGTTGTTTACTATCAGCAGCGCCTGTATTTCGCCGCGTCCACCGCGTACCCACAAACGATCTGGGCGAGCCGGACCGGCGACTATAAAGACTTCGGCAAGAGCAACCCTATTCAGGATGACGATCGCATCATCTACACCTACGCCGGGCGACAGGTGAATGAGATCCGCCATCTTATCGACGTCGGCAACCTGGTCGCGCTGACATCCGGCGGGGAATATACGATATCCGGAGACCAGAATAAGGTCCTCACGCCGTCGGCGTTTTCGTTCAGTTCGCAGGGTAACAACGGCTCCAGCAATGTGCCGCCGATCGCGGTGGCAAACATCGCACTGTTCATCCAGGAGAAGGGGAGTGTGGTGCGTGATCTGGCCTACTCTTTCGACGTCGACGGATACCAGGGTACTGACCTGACCATACTGGCAAACCACCTGTTCCAGAAGCGCAGCATTGTCGACTGGTCATTCTGCATCGTGCCGTACAGCAGCGCGTTCTGCATCCGAGATGACGGCAAACTTCTGGTGCTGACCTATCTGCGCGATCAGCAGGTGTTCGCCTGGGCGCCGCAGTCCAGCACCGGAAAGTACGAAAGCACCTGCTCCATCAGCGAAGGCAGCGAGGACGCTGTTTATTTCGTGGTTAACCGGACCATCAACGGACAGACGAAACGTTATATCGAGCGCCTGTCCAGCCGCCTGTTTACCAGTGATGAAGATGCATTCTTTGTCGATTGCGGGCTGAGCTATGACGGACGAAATACCTCAACACGTACTATGACCATCAGCGGCGGAACCGGCGACTGGAGCTATCAGGTCGACTACCCGGTGACGATAAGCGGCGGGGCGTATTTCGTTGGCACCGACGTTGGCGCGCAGATCCAGTTCCCGTACTCAGAAACGGATCCTGATACCGGCGAAGTGGTGGCGAAAGAATTGCGTGGCGACATCATCTCCGTAACGAGTAATACCGCCGTGGTTGTTCGCTTCAACCGTAACGTACCCGCGTTACTGCGCACTGCGGCCACAACTAACTGGCAGATGGCCCGCCAGACTTTCAGCGGCCTGTCACACCTCGAAGGCCAGACAGTCAACATCCTCTCCGATGCCAGCGTAGAGCCACAGAAAATCGTAACCGGTGGCGCTGTCACGCTGGAGTCACCTGGCGCGGTGGTGCATATCGGGCTGCCGATCACCGCTGAATTCGAAACGCTGGACATCAACATTAACGGGCAGGAAACGCTGCTGGATAAAAAACAGGTGATACCCACTGTCACGATGGTGGTCAACGCCAGCCGAGGCATCTGGGCAACCACACCAGGTGGTGAGTGGTACGAGTATCCGCAGCGGGAATTCGAGTTCTACGACGATCCGGTTGATGACGCTACCGGGAAGGTGGAAGTGAAGCTCGACAGCAACTGGGACAAGAACGGACGCGTTAAGGTGCGCCAGCTCGACCCACTGCCGCTTTCTGTTCTGGCGGTCCTGCCGCGCATGACTGTCGGGGGATTCTGATGATTAAAGCTCAGATCGTACCGGCAGCCCAGGAACATATCGAAGCCATGATCCCGCATGTCCGCCAGGCTGACGTTGATGAATTTCTGGCGACAAACGGGTGGAGCCCGCGCCGCGTGCTTGAAACTGGTCTGCGCACGTCAACTTTCGCCTGCGCCGGGCTTATCAACGGGGAGGTGGTGACCATCTTCGGCGTGGCCCCGGCATCAATGATCGGCGGCAACGGTATCCCGTGGCTGGTGGGCACCAATGCGCTGGAGAAATACCAGCGCACTTTTCTGCGCCGCTGCGGGAAAGTGGTCAATGCAATGCTGGCTGTTTACCCGTATCTTGAAAACTATGTTGATGCCCGCAACCACACAGCGCGTATCTGGCTGCACTGGCTGGGATTCACCATTGAAGAACCACAGCCGTACGGCGCTGACGGTCTTCTGTTTCATCGCTTCCACATGGAGAAAAAATAATGTGCGAACCCACCACAATCTTAGCCGGTGCGACGCTCGCAGCAGGCGCGCTGTCAGCCTACAACCAGTATGAGGCAGGGAAATATTCTGCCGCTGTTGCTGAGCAGAATGCGGATGTGGCAGAGGCTCAGGCGCAGGACTCGATTAACCGTGGCAATGCCCAGGCCGAGGAAGTGCGCCGCCGCAATCGCCAGGCAGCAGGCACCCAGGCGGCAACAATGGGTGCCACCGGCGCTGACCTCTCAACCGGTAACGCTCTGGATATCTTCGGAGATACCGCTCAATTCGGCACGCTGGATGCCCTGACGACCGTTAACAACGCCCAGCGCGAGGCTTACGGCTATCAGGTGCAGTCTGCAAACTATGACGCCCAGGCGGTATCCGCGCGTAAACAGGGGAATATGGGGGCGATGACAACGCTGCTCACAACACCGCTACAGGCTTACGGAGCTTATCAAATGGCTGGCGGGACGTGGTCGCCATTCTCCCAGAAGGCCGCACCTATCAGCGCCGCCGTCGGCACGCCAACCGGTCGATAAGGAGATATCGAAATGCCAACAGTACCAACAGTCAGCGGGCGCCAGGTTGAAAGCCGCGGATTCCAGTCTCCGGGTTTTCAGGCGTTCGAACAACCGAATGTCGGAGACGTCATTTCTCAGGTCGCGCCAAAGGCGATCGACATGTTCGCGCAGGCCAAGCAGCGGGCGGATGTCGCCCAGGCGCAGGATGCATCGCTGCAACTGAGTCAGGTATCGAGTGATCTGCTGACGAACCCTGATACCGGCCTGCTGAACCTTCAGGGAAAGAATGCGCTGGGCAAGGGGCAGGAGTACACCCAGCAGTTTGATTCTCAGGCAGAACAGATCGCCATGACCCTGCCTGAAGGGGCCCGCGCTGGTTTCATGCAGCAGGTGCAGCAGCAGCGCATTCAGTTCACGACGCAGGCCGGACGCCATGAGATCAACCAGCTCAACGCCTACGAAGAGGGGCAGTTCCAGGCGACGCTGGCGAACAACGGGAAACTGGCAGCATCTGCGTACGGCGATAACGCCAACTACGTGCTGTACAACCAGCAGACCTTTCAGCAGATCGAAACCTATGGCGCCGCGCATGGCTGGAGCGCTGAGCAGATTCAGGCGAAAAAGACCGAATTTAAAGAGAAGGTCGCTGATACGGCTCTTTCTCAGTGGTCTGCTAACAACTCTATCGAGTTCATTCAGAGCAATGGCGAGCTGAGCGACACGGCTGTTGGATCACGTCGTGCGGTAACTGAAGGCGGTTCCGGTGACAGTGCTCGAGGCATTCGAAATAACAACCCAGGAAACCTCGAATACAGCAAAACTAATCCATGGGTTGGTCAGACCGGTGATGATGGGCGATTTGCTAAATTCGAAACTCCGGAGCATGGCATTCGCGCGCTGGGCCGCAACCTGCTGTCTTACCAGCGCCAGGGTATCGATACCGTCAGTGACATTATCAACCGCTGGGCGCCGCCGTCTGACAATAACAACACCGATGCTTACATTCAGGCAGTATGTGCTCAGCTCGGCGTAACTGCGGATCAGCAGCTTGACGCATCAAACCCTGACACGCTGAAGGCCCTGTGTGCTGCAATAATCCAGCATGAGAACGGTAGCCAGCCATACAGTGACCAGCAGCTAGCCACCGGAGTCAGCGCGGCTATTGGCCTGTCTCAGCTGCCGACCAGCACCAAACGGTACACCGGCAATGCTGCATTCGATGCTGCCTCCCCTGAAGCGCAGGCGACCTTCCTCCGACAGGCTGACCAAATTCGCAAGCAGCAGCAGGCGGAGTATCGCACCAGTATCGACAGCCGGGTTCGCGATGCCAGCGCGGCATACATGCGTGGTGTGGATTTCCCGAACGCTCCGACTCAGACCGATTTCCTGGCGGCCTACGGGGTGCGGGAAGGCAATCTCCGTTACACCGAGTTCAAAAACACGCAGATCGCCGGGCAGTACATTGGCTCATTCCGCAACATGCCGACGAGCAGTATCACAGCCTACGTCAATCAACTGAAGCCAGGAACCGAAGAAACAGGCGAGGGGTATGCATCCCGCGCTGAATTATTCGATCAGGTATCGGCGGCGGCTTCGAAGGTGATCAGCCAGCGCCAGAATAATCCGTTCAATGCTGCGGTTGAGATTGGTGCCTATAAGCCGATCGCCAGCAACAACCCTAACGACATCACAGCTGAGGTGGCTAACCGTTTCTCTTCACAGGAAAGCCTGCGCGCACTGGGCATCAATGCGCCTATCCTGTCCAGTGAGGAGGCTGCTGCACTGTCCGAACAGGTGCGCGGCACCAAAGACGTAAACCAGACAATCAGCCTGTTACAGAGCATGGGTGAGACGTTGTCTGCTCCGGCAATGCGGCAGGTAGCGTCTGCCATTGCGCCGAACAACGCAGCGACTGCATATTCCGCGCTGCTGCTGGGCACACCGGATAACCAGTACGACAACAAGAAACCAACCATCGCATACAGTCAGTTCATTGGCTACAAGCCGACCATGAATAAATACGACGTGTCGAAGGTGATCCTCGCTGGCGATCAGTTGCTCAATCCAACGAAGGCAATGAAAGAAGCTGGTATAACTCCGGTGCAGTTGCCGAGCGAAGATAAGCTGAAGCGAGCATTCGACGATCAGGTGGGTAATGCATTCGCCAATAACGCGCAGGCGCGCCAGCTCAGTTACAACCTTTTCAAGGCAGCTTACGCCGGGATCGCTTATCAGTCAGGTGATGCCTCCATGACGCGCACTGATGCAGCCAACTCCGACGTAGTGGAAAAGGCGGCGCAATACGCCACAGGCGGCGTGTACAAGGGCTTTAATGGTGGAGATGTGGTAATGCCGTTCGGCATGGATAAGTCCACCTTCAAGGACCGCTACACCGCATCCGCACAGCAGGCGCTGAAAGATGCCGGTCTGAACGTAAACGCCGCATCAAACTTCACGCCAGTCAACATTGGCAACAACCAGTATCGGCTGGTAAGCGGCAGCGGGCGCTGGGCTACGGATCCGAAAACCAATGAAGCTATTGTCGTGAGGGTCGAATAATGTCTGATGTATTTTCTCTGGCTCCGGAAGGCCAGGCGTGGACCGAAGATAAAGCAGCAGCCAATCCGGCACGGCCAGAAGATTATGAGCCGACATTCTTCCAGGGCTCGATTGCTGCGCCGGTGCGCGGCGTGGCGGAAGGTACTCTCGGCCTGGCTCAGTCTGCCGTCGGATTCAGTAAACGCCTGATCAGCGATCCGGCATTCACCGCAGACGTGGCGCCAACGGTCAATATCTTCCGCGTTATGTTTCCAGATGCCGACAAAGCGCTGAATGAAACATACGACACGATTGGCAAACAGTTGCAGGATGCTCGCGGGTATGTGAAGCCGGATGCTGGTAGCCAGGGCACCGCTGCCGAGGTTCTTTATGGCCTCGGTCAGTTCGTGCCGGCCATTGGTGCGACCATTGTCGGCGGCCCTGCGGTCGGTGCTGCTACGGCATTCAGCTCAACGTATGAACAGTCCTATCAGGATTTCAAAGGGAAGGGTGTAGACGAGTCGACGGCTCGCAACCTGGCAACTCAGCAGAGCCTTTTCAACGCAGCGGGCATGGCCTTACCTGCTGCCATCGGCACAACACTGGCAACGCGCATCGCCTCAGGTGTGGCAATCAACACCGGTTTCGGTGGCCTGAACCGTTATTCCGTCGGCGAAACACTGGAGGAGAAAGGCTACACCGAAATGGCGAAACAGTACCGGGTATTCGACGGCCAGGCGATGCTGGTGGATGCAGTGCTGGGTGGCGCCTTTGGTGGTGCCCATCACCTTGCCGCGCGAAATGCTGACGCGCCACCTCCAGCAGATACTGAAGCGCCGATCCCGGCGGCGGAAGTGCAGAGCGCTCCTGATGCAACCGCAGAGCCATCGCCTGTGGTCGAAGTTGCGCCAGTGACTGATGCGCCGGGTGCACCGTTGCGATCTGATGCTCAGGCACCAGTGACAGAGCCTGCCGCCGCACCAGATATTCCTGCCATCAAACCGAGCGACATCGATGCAGCCCACACTCTGAATGAGGGGCTCTATTACGATCTGGAATCCTCCCCGGTTCTGCATGCCAGCAACGAGAGCATCAACAGCCATGTGGCAGCCATGGATGAAGCGTACCGACAACTGAATGACGGCCAGCCTGTTAACATCGGGATGATGGCGCGCGGGCTGGATGGTCCGGCCCGGCCTGGCATGCTGGAATCTGCAAACGAGCAGTACCATGCAATGCAGCAGGTTTTCGAAGAGAATGGTGTCAGGTATGAAACGCCGTCAGAACTGGCTGGAGAGGCTCCGGCGCCGCGCGCCGAAAGTGCATTCACTGCGGCAGACGAAACTGGCGGCCAGGTCAGTGTGGATCCCGACACCGGCCAGGCAATTTCATCCAACAGTTACGACCTGATGGCGGCGCGCGATATGGCGACCACTAATCCGGATCTGACAATTACGCATCCCGACACCGGGCAGCCTGCGAAACTCTCCGATGTTCTGGCTGAATTTGATGAGCAAATCCAGACAGTGCAGAACGAATCGAAAGTTTATTCAGTCGCCGCCGCGTGCTTCCTGAGGAATCCATAATGAAACAGGCATGTGTTGAAGCCATTGCGCAGACACTGGGCCGCCAGCCAAAGGCTGACGAGCTGAAAGGTATTGAGGACCGTATCAAAGAGGCCGTGCGACAGGTACATAAAAAAAATGCCAGAGAAGGCAAGACTGGCATCCCTGATGCGCAGACGTACATGGAGGCAGCCGATCTTGTGCGCCAGCGCGTTGTGCATGACGTTTATAAGAAGCGCCAGCGCGTCGCTCAGAACGCGATCGCCATTAGCAGGGTGACTGACACCCTCGACGCCAATATCCCGCCAGAGCAGCAAACACCCGCCAATTTGCAGCAGTTTATCTTCGCAGGTCGGCGCACAACTGATGGTAAGGATATTGCCGTGACCTCGGCAGAGGAACTGGCAACCGGAGCATATCAGGACTGGTCACGCCAGCTCAGTGCTGAACTGCTCAAAGCCGGTGATGATGTACGAAAATTTTTCGAGCAGAGTAAAGCGCTCGGCGAGCAGCGTTTCCGCAGTCTGTTCGACCAGCAGGCGGCAAAGTCAGCACAGTTCCAGATCCTGAAAGAGTTATATGGCGAGGACACCGGGAACCCTCAGGCGAAAAAAATCGCCCAGGTATGGAATGACGTCACCAGCCGGGCCCGGCAGGAAATGAACGACAACGGGTTTGATATCGGCCTGCGAGACGACTGGCATCTGCCCTATGTGGACGACGCTGATTTTATTCGCAACGCCGGACGAGATGAATGGCTGGCATCATTGCCGGTGGCAGAACAGGCCAAAGCTAGATTGTCAGGCCGCCAGCCGCCGATAGAGTTTGCCCGCCAGGCGTGGGTGGACGACGTTTACAACACGCAGGATCGCAGCAACTACGTTAATACGGACGGCAGCCCGATGAATGACATCGAGTATCGCCAGGCGCTGGAAGCGATCTTTGAAACGAAGGCCACCGACGGCGCCAACAAAATCGACCCTGGCGCGTTCATGGGCACCGGCGGGATAAAAAACCGTGGCTCACAGAGCAGGGTGATGGCGTTCAAGGATGCACAATCACACTTTGCCTACATGGAACGCTATACGCAGCAGCCTGTGGTGGGCGTGATGATGTCCCACCTGCAATCCTCCTCTCGTGATCTGGGTGTCGTTAAAGCCTTCGGCCCGGATGCTGCGCGCAACTTTACCCTGGTTCTTGACCGGGTGTATCAGCGTGCAGTCACAGGTGGGAAGCCCGTGGGGCACATGAACGAAGAACGCAAGATGGTCGAGCGGATGTTTAACTCTATGGCCGGGCTTAACGGTGTGGCCACATCGAGCGTGTTCACTTCTGCTGTTGGCGGTCTACGTAACCTGATGACGAGCGCGATGCTCGGTACCAGCGTACTGACGGCAACCAGCGACCAGGCTATTATGCGTGCCAATGCCCAGGCGCTCGGTTTCACGCGAGACGGCATGCGCCTGTCGGCTAACACCATAAAAAACCTGTTCAGCGGTGATGCGAAACGAGCCAATGCAGAACTCGGCTTGCTGGTGGATTCGCATGCCGCTGTAGTCTCGAAGATGGGCGGCTTTGACCTGTCGCGCGGAATCACCGGATGGTTCGCAGAAAAAACGTTGAAATGGTCCGGTCTGATCGCCATGGACCGTGCCAACAAGGCGGCTTTCGGTCTGCTGATGTATAAAAACATTGGCGAACTGACCCGCAAATTTAAGACGCTGGATGACGTTAAAGGGTCAGATAAAACCATCCTGGCTAACAAAGGCTGGAGCAATGAAGACTGGGCGATAATGGCAGCGGCAGACCTACAGCCAATGACTACCTCCGGTCACATGGGTATGACTCCTGATGCGATCTACGCCGTTCCCGATGACGTGATCACCGGCATCATGTCGGACCGTATTGCACAGGTGCGCGCCGGTAGCGAAGCAGCACTGGCGGCGCTTGGAGATCTACCTCCTGAACGTCTGAAGCGGATGAAAGAAGCATTTGATGCAGAATCAGAGCAGACCATCAATCGTATGGTTCGCAATGCCCGCGCCGAAGCCGCTCAGAAATTGCTGGGTATCACACACGGCGAGATGACCAGCGCTGTAACGACCGCCACCGGGCTTGACACTTACGCCCGCGACGACGCCGGGCAGCTGATTAAGAGCTTCATGCTTTTCAAAACCACGCCATTCGCCGGGTTCCGCCAGCTGGTAAACCGGGCTAATGATCTGGACACGGTGCCTGCGCTTAAATTCCTCGCTTCATACATTGCAGGCACGACACTGGCCGGGATGTTTGCAAACCAGATGAATAGCCTGTTGACCGGCAATGACCCACTGGATATGACAAAGCCAACTACATGGGTGCAGGCTCTACTGAAAGGCGGATCATTCGGTATCTACGGCGATTTCCTGTTCCAGGACCATACGCAATATGGCTCAAGTATCGCGGCCACCATCGGCGGGCCGGTGCTCAGCTTTGCTGAACAGTTAACCAAGCTGCTGATCACGAACCCGCAGAAGGCATTACAGGGGGAAGAAACTTCTTTCGGTGCCGACGCGCTTAAGACGGCTCGAATGATCACCCCTTTCGCAAACCTCTGGTATGCAAAAGCCATTACCAATCACCTGATCCTGCAACAGCTACAGGAGATGGCAAACCCTGGGTACAACGATCGGGTAAGGGACCGCGCGCAGCGGGAATTTAACACAACGAGCTGGTGGGAGCCCGGCGAAACAGCGCCGCGCCGTGCCCCAGATCTCGGGAAGGCGGTGGGCCAATGATGGACATTTTTTTCAGTATTGGATTGATGTTGATCTGGTTTGCTGTCGTAGTTGTATGCGGTACTGCCTATTTGTGGGTGATTATAATTGTCATCAGGAAAAAGTGGTTAGGAGAGAGGTCGGCGAAGGTCGTTTACTTCTCGACCTTCGTCATCATTGCCGCAATAATCTTTAAACTTCCCTTGCTGTGACATGTCACGAGGCCGCGCGTGCGGCCTTTGATTTATGTCGTTTCCTGCTTCAACTTTTCTACGCAGTAATCAAGATGCATTTGCAGATCTTTCATGGACATCTGCGAGCTGGTGACATAGTTAACCAGAGCAGTCAGCTCAGCCATAGGACCATCAACGTTAAAACCATCCTCACCAAGCTGGCGCAGCAACGTCATCAGGTGAGAATCTTCAACAAGGGAGCGGACGCCTCCCGGCGTGTGTATTCGTTCGGCAAATCCTTTTTCCAGCGGGTGATGATACTGACGTTGCATCTGATAATCTCCATGCATTCACTGTATATATGTACAGTAGCAAAAGTTCGAAATACTATCCAGCACGAATTGCTATTTACCCAAAAGGTAATAACTTTTCTGATTGTTATTCATTCAATTCATATAAGGTTTGCCAGGTAATAAACTGTCCTGATGATGCACGCGCGACGGGCGCTGCTTAACTGGAGACAGGCCATGACGGTATCAACCGTAGTTGACCATAACGATTACACCGGGAACGGCGTTACGACATCCTTCCCGTATACCTTCCGCATTTTCAAGAAAACAGATCTCGCTGTATCAGTTGTCGACCTGAGCGAAAACATCACGGTGCTGGTACTTGACACGGACTATACAGTTACGAACGCCGGTGGTTACAATGGCGGTAGTGTGGTGCTGACCACTCCGCTTGCGAATGGCTGGCAGATCTCAATTTCTCGTGAACTTGAGCCAACACAGGAAACCGACCTTCGCAACCAGGGTAAGTTCTTCGCTGAAGTGCATGAAGATGCCTTTGACAAGCTGACTATGCTGATCCAACAGGTCGCCAGCATGTTTCGTCTGGCATTGCGTAAACCGTCCAGTATCGCGAACTGGTACGATGCCCTGAATAACTACATCCGCAACCTGAAGGACCCCAGAGACCCGCAGGATGCGGCCACGAAAAACTATGTCGATACGCTGGCAAATAGCAATTTCACACGAACCCTGCGCGTCCCGGAGCCTATTCCACAGCTTCCAGACGCGGTAACACGCGCAAACAAAATCATTGCATTCGACAGCGCAGGAAACCCGATTGTTGTATTGCCTCCTTCTGGTTCAGCTTCTGATGTTTTTATTGAGCTGGCAAAACCTACCGGGGCAACGAAAATTGGGACCAACCACAGGGGGTTACTGTCATCAGATCTTGATGCTATAGATCGCAGGCCTAGTGGGTATGGAGATTCCATCTCAGCAGTTCTCTCAAATGGCCAGGACGTAGAAATCGAAAAAACATATTTACGTTCGAGCCCAATATTGCCAACAGACTACCAGCTTATCGATGGCAAAGGCGGGAATCTGCAAATGTCAGCGATTGCACGAGCCATATCTGTAGTAAGCAAAAAAGGGGTTACTATCAGGAATATACGTTCTGTTGGAACGGTTGTTAACGGTCCTTCTACCGGAAACGTAGCTTATGGCGTGGTTGCTGAAGACAGCACAAATTTGAAAATTTACGGCGTTGATGCTAGCAAATTTTCAGGTGCAATTGAGCTGCTACGGTGCACGGAATTCGTTATTCGGGATGTATATGCGAGAAACGAAAGGTATCATTCAGATGTGGCAGCTGGCGGTTACGGTGTTTTATTGGAAGGTTGTCAGAGGGGTGTTGTTGACGGAATTAATTTCCTGGCAAGTGCTTCTGATGGTGACCTTGGCAGGCATGCTTTATATATATCTGTCGATTCATCTGGCAATTTCTGTGAAGACATAATGGTAAGTAACCTCATCGCCAGATACGTCAATATAGACAACCGTGATATGCCAGCTGCGGTAGTTAGAAGATCAAACAGATGTGCCATTGATGGTTTTAATATAAACGGTTCAAACAATGGCATTGGTCTAAATGCTTCTAACGGAACGATACAGGATTTTCAGATCAGAAATGGTCATATGAAAATCTTCCAGTATGACGATAACGCTGTTTACGGTGTATCAGGTGGAGTGGATAACACCCCAGCAACAGTTATCGGGCTTCGTGTTGATAATGTTACAGTTGAGTTGGAAGTAAAAACTGGCGTCACTCCGACAACGGTAAGGCTTCATGCCTTAAATGTCACATGCCGGGATAGTCAGTTCTCAAACCTCAGGTTTAAAAGCCATGGTTCTTCAAATCCAATACTGATTGCGGCTGGGGCTTTCAACCTGCTTATTGATGGGGTTGAAGATTTTGTTACTGCCGGTAGTGCTTCAACATCTGCCCTGATAAGATTCCAGGGTAGTAACAGCAACATTAGTGTTCTGAATGTGAAAACTGCTCGAGCAGTTTTTGTTGGCCTGGATAACGTCACCGATCTTACAGTTAACTGGGAAAGGTTCGCTCGCGTTGTAAGTGCCAACGGCACGGTAACAACAACAGACACAGACTCACTGATCAATACCGTATCTGCAACTGGTACCGGTGAGTTAACTGTTTCATTCAAACCACATGTTACCTCTGATGCGGTGAGAAAATGCACAGTTACTCCTGCAAGTGTCGCAGGTTTGGTGATTCTTCCTGAAGTATCAGGTAAAAAACTGATACTTAGATTCTATAACGGGAGTGGCGTACTTGTGCCATTGGGCTCATCTATCGTTAGTGCTGACATAAGGTTACACTCATAGTAAAAAAGGCCGGAATTCCGGCCTTCATTTTATTTTAAAATCCTAAATCCCATTTCATCGTTTAATCGATAAATCATGATCAGCCTGTCAGAATAAACAACGGTGCTGGAATTCATCCTCTTATCCCTGTCCCAAAAGTCTTGTCCTGTTGGTGGGGATGAGACGATGCCGTATTGCTTCATGAGGCTGTGTTTGAATCTTCCATTTGCAAAAGAGGAGTAAACAAAGTCCTTGAGGAATGGTCTGGCTGAAAGTGATCTGTCCACGCTTGGTGGGTATGAAGGCCCACCAAAGATATAAACCTTCATGCCCTTCTTGTAACCATTCTCATAAAGTTTTTCTGCTGCATAGGACGCGACAAATCTATCAAGCCTTTGCATGTCATTTACAACACCAGACACTGTAGATGACAACGAGAATGAGCAAAGCACTAAAGTAATCGGTAATATCATCTTTAACCTGAATGGGTATTTATCCAGCAACCAGCAAAAATAAATTAATACGAACCCAAAGGCGATCATGACGCGGGAGGATGCGACTGGATTTTGCAAGATAAGCATTATCCCAGCCGTTAATGAGAAAAGCGCTACTGGGGTGATTGTGATCACAATTAATGATGGTAAGTTTAGTCCGCGCCTTTTTGACAGGAAGCCTCCAAGAACAATAGATGCAGACATAACCAACCAAGTGACAACACCATTGAATCCCTTCATCGCATCTCTGAATATGGCATAGAAGTTACTTGAATTCTCTCCGATCCGTTTAATGCCATTCATATCGAAAGACACCAGGCTTTCGTGGCTCTGAGTATACTCACTTAGGGATATAACATGCTTCACACATAGTTTATAAAGTACTGCGGAAATAATCAGTGAAATAGCGCACCTTATAACATAAGGGGCCTGCTTTTTGACATGCTCTCCAGAATATAAATTAGAGCATATTATCAATAACATCGTTGAGAATATGACGTTAACTGATGCCTGGTATGTAGTAAAAACCACAAATCCTAATGCTACACCCCAAAAATATCTCTTTGGTCCGGAGTTTAAAAGAACAATTGAAAAACAAACAGCAGACAATGCAGAGAGACCCATGATGAATGAGTCATGTCTGAATAGCATGTTCCCGATCCAAAAAGGACTTGTTAGAAGAGAAATCGATGAAATTGCAACAAGAACATTTGAACGTATAGAAATCCTCTCTACGACAATCAATGCAGCAAGAACAATGCAAAATGTTGACGCTATCAAAGTGAATGGGAAAGTGTCCAGCAGAACCCCGTCACCAAAGAACCTGAATCCAGACGTGCTGAGGGAGAACAGCCACATAATCACACTGGCAAGTGGCCTAGCGTTATCCTCCCAGGCTGTAACTCCAGTATCAGATCTAAGCCAGTCATCAATAATGTAATTTTCATGAATGATAAATGGTAAAATATAAATCAATGACATGAAAGCTACTGCCGCCAATGCCCACCGATAATTCCATAAAAAAGATTTGCTAATCATTGTTTTTTGCCTTTCAGTACATATCGAGGTCTATTCTTAACTTCAACATAAATCCTGCCTATATACTCACCCAAGACTCCAATCCCGATCAGCTGTATGCCGCCAAGGAAAAGAATGGAGACGAGGAGGGATGGGTAACCTCGCACAGCATTACCAAAGGCGAGAGTGTCTATAATCATCCACGCTCCATAAAGGAAAGCCACGCCGGCAACCAGTAAGCCTATGTAGGTCCACATGCGAAGAGGGAAGGTTGAAAAGCTCGTGATCCCCTCAAGGGCAAGGTTCCATAGCTTCCAGCCGTTGAATTTCGTGCTTCCTGCCACACGTTCTGCGCGAGCATATTCAACAACATCAGTATTGCCGCCAACCCAGCTCAGGACGCCCTTCATAAACAAGTTACGCTCTGGCATGAGCTTAATGTTTTCCACCACCTGGCGAGACATCAGGCGGAAATCACCAACGTTTTCCTCGATCTGTGGGTTACTGATTTTATTATGCAGCTTATAGAACCACTCAGCGGTCTTGCGCTTCAATCTGCCATCTGTAGAGCGATCAGAGCGTTTAGCCAGAACCATATCAGCACCGGCCTGCCATTTCTCGATAAGGTGAGGAATAACTTCGATAGGGTCCTGCAAGTCTACGTCGATCGGGATAATCGCTTCACCGGACGCGTGATCAAGGCCGGCGAACAGAGCTGGCTCTTTACCAAAGTTACGAGTGAACGACAACGGCACAACAAGCGGGTCTGCAACAGCAAGTGCGTTAATAATTGATTCTGTCGCGTCTTTGCTACCGTCATTTATGAAGACTATCTCGACTTCATGCTGCTGAAGGCCTTCAAATTCACGAACGGTTTTATAGAAGATAGGAATTGCTTCTTCTTCATTAAATACCGGAACGACCAGAGAAATTTTCATTTCGCATCCCTAAAGACAATGAACTTTGAATAGATGAACCCGCACACCAGACTGATGGCAGAAAAAAGAATGAGAGTTACGATCGGAGCCATGCCAGACTTATCAGCGCACCATCCAACAATCGCACTCAGTGAGCCCATGAACCCAACATAAAGCATGTAACGCATGGTTGTAGTGGAAGACTTGAACGTGAACCTGGCGTTTGCAAAGAAGCTGAATGACACCGCCACGACGAACCCGGCAAAGTTGCCAAGTGCCTGTCCAGTGTGAAACGCATAAATGCAAATAGCGAACACAACCCAGTGAATGAGAGTGTTTATAACGCCGATCGATGTGTACTTTGCGAATAACTTAAGCACTTTTACGTCCATAAAATGTAAAACATTACTTTATCACCTTTAAGGTAATTTCGTTAAGAGTTATCCGATCAAATTTAATCCACATATGGTTTATTGTGTATGATGAACTCACCAACTAAGGGGGTTCTTTATGCACATTAAACGGTGGTCACTATGTCGCACACGTTAACCACGGAATCGCTGAATCAGGGGCTTAGCCTGAGCGCGCTAATGTCTGTGGTCGCGGGTGTGCCGCCGGAGGTGGCTTTAGGGGCGCTCGCTGGTGCGGTAATTTTTGTTACCTCAGCGGTGGAGTATCCCATAAAGCGGCGGTTACTTCTGGCGTTCCTAAGCTTCTTTTGCGGCCTTCTCTTCTACAAAGCGACAGCATCCATTCTTATCGGTATTGCCAGCATGATCCCCACGATTACGCAGGATTCCTTTGAAAAGGGAATTGTGTTTTCTGCCGGGGCATTCGTGTCGGCAATCGTCGCTGTGCGCATTGGCATCTGGCTGTATCACCGTTCTGAAAATCCGCGCGACCTGATCCCGGGGAGAAAAGACGATGACCAGTCCTGAGCTGCTTCTCATCCTGAACGCCGTTATCTGCGGCGGAATTGCTATCCGAGTCCTTCTGTTCCGCCGTGACGGGTCACGCCATCGCTGGTGGGGCGGATGGCTCGCCTACCTGCTGATCGTAGTGGCCGCCAGCGTACCTATCCGGACGTTCTACGGGTATTACGTCAGCGCCGACTGGTCAGAAGTCATCATCAAAGCTGTGTTCCTGGCTGCTCTCATCAAGACAAAAGGGAACGTGGTGCAAATTTTCAAGATAACGAGGTCCCAGCATGGACATTAACCAATTCCGCCGCGCCGCCGGCATTACCGAGCAACTGGCCGCGCGCTGGTTCCCGCATATCACCGCCGCCATGAAAGAGTTTGACATTGAAGCGCCAGTGCACCAGGCGATGTTTATAGCGCAGGTGGGGCATGAGTCAGGCGGCTTTACCCGACTTCAGGAGAACTTCAACTACAGCGTGACCGGGCTGGCAGGATTCGTCCGTACCGGGCGTCTCACTCAAGGCCAGGCCAACGCGCTGGGCCGCCGTGCTGGTGAGCCATCGTTACCGCTGGAGCGCCAGCGTGCGATCGCCAATCTGGTGTACAGCAAACGCATGGGGAATAACGGGCCGACCGACGGCTGGTTTTACCGAGGCCGCGGGCTTATCCAGATCACCGGCCTGAACAACTACCGCGACTGTGGCAACGGCCTGAAGGTGGATCTGGTTAAGCAACCTGAGATGCTGGCGCAGGACGAGTACGCGGCCCGCAGCGCGGCGTGGTTCTTCGCAACCAAAGGCTGCATGAAGTACACCGGAGACCTTGTGCGCGTCACGCAGATCATCAATGGCGGCCAGAACGGTATCGACGACCGGCGCGCGCGGTACATCACCGCCAGCAAGGTGCTTTTATGATCTGGGCATTCGCCAAAGCGTACTGGAAACAGTTGCTTATCGTCTTGATGCTTGCTGCTCTGGTCATCTGCGGAGTGGTTGCCTGGTATGTACACGGCAGCCGCCAGTACGATGCCGGGTATGCACAGGCACAGGCAGACCGCAAAGCCGAAGATGATAAAGCTCGTCAGCAGGACGAACAGGAGAAAGCGACCAATGAACGTGAAGCGCAGCAGAGGATCGACCAGGCGCGCAATGATGCTCTTGATGCTGCCGCTCGCGCTGGCCGGTTGCAGCAACAGCTCGTTGCCATCCGTGAGCAGCTCAGGCAGTATAACGCCACTGTCGGCGCTGGGACGTCAGCCGCAGACACCGGAGTTTTGCTTGCCGACGTGCTCAGCAAATCTCTCGAGCGAAACCGACAACTGGCAGAGTACGCTGACCGGGCCGCAGAAGCCGGAAGAGTCTGTGAAAAGCAGTACGATTCACTGACCCGGTGACATGGCATTTTTCATGGTACTGATTTCCGGTGACGGTATATAAAACGGTACGGTGAAAATAAGTTTTCAGAAACTTGTTATCAGTCAATTGGTTATGCATGACGTAAATAATTGAGTGGGAATGATGTATAGCTAGTTCATAGCACATCATATCTATTCAATGTCATCTATAACCCTCTGTAATTGCAGAGGGTTTTTGTTTATAGCTACTCATATCTATTCACTCTACACCACATTTTTCGACGGTACAGGTGACGGTATTACCCGAAAGGTATACTCTCATACCGACAAAACATGGATGCATTACGGGTGAATTTTGCTTACCGATACCAAACTGAAAAACCTGAAGCCGCAGGAGAAACTGTACAAGGTTTCCGACCGTGACGGGCTGTATGTCGCCGTGCTCACGTCAGGCTCTGTCTCGTTCCGCTACGACTACCGCATTAATGGCCGCCGGGAAACGCTGGTGATCGGCCAGTACGGTCGTGACGGTATCAGCCTGGCGGAAGCGCGCGAGGAACTCATTGCCGCCAAAAAGCTGCTGAAGTCAGGCCAGTCGCCTGCTGCGGCAAAACGTGACGGTATAAGGCAGATCGCCGGCGCCGAAACATTCGCGGTATATACCGACACCTACATGAAACACGTCACCCTGGCCGACAGCACCCGCGCCATGAAGCAGGCAGTGATCGACAGGGATATCCTTCCCGCCCTCGGCAACAAGATGATGACTGAGATAACCACCAGGATGGTGCGCGACCTTTGCGATCGTATCGTCGAGCGTGGCGGCCGGGCGACGGCGATTCAGGTAAGGGAGATAATCAGCAGCGTCTACCGGTACGCCAACGACCGCGGGCATGGTCTGTTCAATCCTGCTGCCGACATTAAGCCATCATCGATCGCCATGTTTAAGCCGCGCGAGCGCACACTGTCGCCTGAGGAAATTGGCATATTCTTCCGTGCGCTGGATGACGTCGGTGCGATGGGCACCATGAAGATGGCGCTGAAGCTGGTACTGCTAACGCTGGTTCGCAAAAGCGAATTTACATACGCGACGTGGGCAGAGATCGATTTCAGGAACTGGACATGGACGATCCCCGCCGACCGAATGAAGGCCAGGCGCGCGCATGTGATTTACCTGCCGAAGCAGGCGCAGGATCTGCTGGTCGGACTGCAAATGTGCGCTGGTGGCAGTGAATATCTGGTGCCTGGGCGCTACAACTTCCGCAAGCCATTGTCGAACGCCGCGCTGAACTCGCTGATAGACCGGACCGTGGAAACCATAAACAAAGACGGCGAGAAAATACAGGATTTCACCGTACATGACCTGCGCCGGACGGCCAGCACGCTGCTGCATGAAGCGGATTATCCTTCAGACTGGATAGAAAAGGCGCAGGCGCATGAGCAGAAGGGCGTGCGCGCTGTGTACAACAAAGCTGAGTATGCCCGGCAGCGCGCCTATATGTTGCAGCAGTGGGCGGATATGGTTGATGCCTGGATTAACGGGGAGCACACCGATCTGGTGCCGTTCTCCCCGTCTAAATTTGAGAAGTGGTTGGAAGGAAAGGATTAAGCTGCATCCCGTCTTGCCAGGCGGGAGTTGCCATATGCCATAAGAGTATCGCGTTCTACCGTTGTAAACTCGCAATGGGTTCTCGGATATGGCTTCCAGATGAGCAGTAAGGATCCTTTGTTGTTGCCGCTTACTGGTTTCCCTGTGAGCGGGTTGATAAATGCCAGCCGCCCGGCGGTGATGAAGCGCACCTCGCTGGCGGTCTGGATTGCCTCTTTGAACCAGCCAACCGATGTGTCTGCCGGAACCAGCATGACGGTGCCGATCTGATTGGCGCTCTCGGCGGAGGCTTTCTTAACGAATGGCATAATGTCACTATACGGTGGATTCATCCAGACGTAGCCTGGCACATTCAGGTAATCAGCCCATGGAGTTTCCAGTGTGTTCTGCTCGGCAGTGATGAACTTGCGGCACAGCGCGTTATGTGGCGCTGCGGCTGCATCCAACTGGAAGCAGAACTCGGCATCTAGCGCTGAGAAGATAGCTGGTGGCGTGCGCCATAAATCACGCTGATCAGCTGGCGTATTACTTCCTGCGAAATCAGTCATGCTTCACCGCCTTCCGACTTCTCATCTTCTACAGCAAGAGACTCCAGCTTATCCATAAACATTGCGGACAGCATTGCGTACTCCGCGTCTGTGGCTGCTGGCATTGGAACAAATCGGATGCCGAACGAGGCGAGCATATTTGCAGCCTCGAGGCACTTTCTTAAATCTGCTGGTGATGCTTTATTCATGCCGCCACCTTCTTGCTGTTCATCAGCTCAGCCAGGCGCTGAGCCTTCAATGGGTTTCTGATAATGTCGCCGCTCGGTGCTACCCATCCACGGCGATTGATGGAATAGGGCAGCGTGACACTGCCCACGGTGATCCCGTCGTGCGGATTAGTCATACACCACCCCGCGACATCCGATCCCGCTGTAGTCCAGGTGCGGTGTGCGGTTACCTTTGGTTATGCACTGCTGGCGGCGCACCGCGATGCGGGCGCGCTCCACTTCGCCTACAGCTGCGTCCAGGCACTGTAGCCAGAGGCGGGCCGCGATGCGATAATGACCGCGTCGCTCGCGCTCGATGGCCCGGCTTTCGATCTCCATGGCTTCCGGGGTTACTGCCACAACTCTTTCAACACGGCGCTGCGAGACGTAGTCTTCGTGATAGCGCTCAAGTTTCGTCTTTTTCATTTGATCCAGACCTCTCAACTGATTACCGCCGCCAGCCACATCAGGTAGGCGATCACGGCCAGATACAGGTACACATCTGACCATCTGCCGATATGCTTCTTCAGCGCTGTCATGCTGCCGCACTCACCGGGCGATACACGCGGCGGTCAACTGGCGGCTTTTTTCCGGTGAACGTCGCCGGGCTTGCCGCCTTACGTTTATCCAGCCAGGCTTCAACTTCGCTCTGGTCCCACGCGCAGCGGCGATCGGTGATCCAGAAACGGGACGGGAATTCTCCAGCCTGTTCCAGGCGGTCAATCGTGCTCCATGACAGTGGCACCACCGCCAGGAGTTCCTTCTTACCAAATGCACCTTTCATAAATACCTCTCTTGGTTGCAGGCGTGGCGCCGTGGCGCCACGGTGGTGTTATTCGAATTCAGGACGCATATCGTTAAGCGTCGTCATGAATACCTGGTGGTATTCCTCACCGAGCTTTTCAGCCATGGCGTTGATCTCATCTTCGGCACGCTTAAACATCGCCTTGGCATCTGCTGCGGATGAATCGAGGCTGTTCAGAATTGCGCTGACGTATTCCCGAGCCTCTTCGCGATCAGAGTCAGAAACCACCGTCAGGCTCTGCTGCTCATCATCAACAACGGAATACTCGCCGGTGATAACTGCTGCGTTATCCTGGCTCAGGCCAGCTTCCGCGCGTTCATCCATCACAACAGCTTTTTGCAGTTCGATAGAGACAGGCAGGTATTTGAACAGGCGGCGGATCACCGTCTTTTTCGCCATTTCGTCGAAGTGGTCAACCCATGGGCCACTGCTGCCGGCTTTGCTCAGGGCCCGTACTTTTTCAACGTCTGCCCGGCTCATAACTTCGAACTGGACTCCGCCATCTTTCAGGCGGGCCACGGCGTAAACATGGGTCAGTTCGCCGCGGTCACCGGTTTCGCAAGGTGAGTGCTCGAGCGTTTCTTCCAGGCCGTATGAGTAGCTGAATTTGTCGTTTGCATGGACGGTGCGCGCTGAGATGCTCAGGATCTGCCCGGAGCGGCGGGCAAGGTCAATCATCCCGCGATAGCCGATTATGAGCTGAGCTTCGGTCGATACCGTTTCCCAGCGGCCATTAACTTTCTGGCGCTTGTCGAACGGTATGAGGTATGCGTGGCCAAGTGCGCCGCCCGGCTCAAGCCCGAGCTGAGCGCACTGCATAATTGCCCCGAGGAAACTGGCCTGGTCGCATGCGGCTAGTTTCGGAACCTTGCGGATCTCGGTAGTGGCGATGCGCGCCAGGCGGTCAGCTGTCATGTGCTTTGGAAGAGCCAGTGCCATCTGAGCCTTAATTTTTGGATCCGCGAGCAAACCGGCCAGCGTGGTAGGTTTCTCGTTATGCTGTGCAACCTGATTGCCGGTCGCTGCTGCCTTAAGTGCGTTGGTAGACATTTTTTCTCCTTACTTCATTCTGAAAACGCGTGATGTCGTTGCTGTTTTGAATTTTTCGTACAGGTCAGGGTGCTCAACCTGGAATAATTTCTGGTCGAACCGGTTGCTTACCTGAGATTTCCATGTGCAAATCGGTTTCCCGTCGAGCGTCAGGATTGAGTGCTCCTGCATGTACAGCTTCAGCTTTTCCTCCGATACGGCGATTTCAGCTTCCAGCGACTTGCAGCGTGATTTCATGTCGCGGAGGTCGTTGAAGAGCGCCAGGGCTTTACCGTCTGCCTCAATGCTTGAGCCGGAATCCTTCTCAAACATCAGAGAAATATCGCTGACTGTTGTCGCCTCCGGTGGGTTCAGGTTTATCACCCGATCCCAGAAGGAAACTTCTTTCTCCAGGATCGCTTGAATGGTTTCCTCATCTCGCTCAACGCGATAAATACGGAAATCATCACCGCCGATCAGGACGCCGAATACGCATACCTTTTTCCCTGTTACCATCAGCCCATGCATGGCCTGCGCCGTGTAATGCACAGGGATCGCATCTGTCTGAACTTCTCCCCATTCCTTAGCTTTGAATGGGCTAACCGTTTTGATCTCGATGTTCTCGCCGGTAGCTGCTTCTGCATCGATTTCAGCTGCGATAAAGCCGTAATCTCGGTGGATATACCGGTTGCCGCGATGAATAATTTCCAGTCCTGTCTCTTCAGAAAGCAGGTCAATTACGTATGGCTCCATACGCTGGCCACGCGTGAAAACTTTCTGCTTTGAAGGATCTACTGGCTTGATGCGTGGCTGAACCTTATCCAGATACACCTCAAGCGGAGTGCGCCACGGGCTAATTCCGAGAATGCCGGCGACATCACTGCCGCCGAGGTATTTGGTCCGGTCCATGCTGCCGACGTTCTGCATCATGCCGCAGTCCTCGCCGTGTCCAGCTGGTCAGCCAGATCCCACTTCGCGATGATGCTCGTCATCGCGGCCTGGTACGCTGCGAGCGCCTCTTCGAATTCCGTGCTCATCATCAGTTCTTCAAGAATCTCGGTGCGCACGCCTTTGCGTTCCAGCTCATAGAAAGGCTTTTGCAGCTGGTGGAACTTGATCGCGTCGATCAGCTCCACCTGGCGCTCGTAGTGCAACTGACTCAGCTGGTAGTCGCTGTCGATGCTGGTCATGATTTTTTTCAGGTTATTAATCTGCTGGATGTTCACTTGCTCACCCCCATATCCATTTCAGTTTTTACTGCCATCTTGGTGACAAATGCCCAGTTGATGGCCTCATGCAGAGTGCGGCACTTGGTGCTCATCAGCCCGCACGCCGTAACGCAGTACCAACCGTTGATGATTTTCCACTGCATAATTCGTTACCTCAGTGTTACCGTTGGGGTAATAATTATCCTTATGTGGTTTGAAGTCAATAGGTATGATTATAAAAAATTACCCAAAAGGTAATTATTGGGGCAATAAAAAAGCCGCTCAATGGCGGCTTAGTGTCTGAAATATATGGTTTTACTCTTGCGTTTTACCGTTCTGAACTATCACAAAATCGACGTAGCTCTCAATCTTGCTTTTCTCACTCTCAGGTAACAATGCGTAGCGGGCCCGGTCGTAATGGATGGTCGCCGGGTCGCGGGGATGGATGAGCAGCTCATAGCCGCGACGCCCGAAGGCGCTGGCGATCGCCTCCAGGGTGGAGATAGAAACGCTAACCTCATTGTTCAGCATGCGCTGGATTGTAGCCTGGGCAACCCCGGACGCTTTCGACACCTTTCCCTGAGATGACAGGTCGCGGTTATTCTGCATCCACGCTTCGAGATTATGCGCCGCCAGCTGGCCAATGTCGGAAGGAGTGATATCCTCCTGGGGAATGGCAACAGCAGATAATGAGTGGTCGACGTCCAGCCAGTTCGACGGCTTGTTTGCTGCCTTCTCAATCTTGCGCGCCACCGTGTCGCCAACAACCTTCTGCCCGCGGGCCCAGCGGTTCACCAGGTTTGCCTGAGTTCCCAGTTTTTCCGCCAGACGAGTCTGCACCCCGTTGAAGTCACGGTCGATGATATCGTTAATATTCTGCCTGCGGATATCCTGAATACTTTTCATGCTCTGGTGAATCGCCTCATATATGAATTAGTTAGTGGTTCAATTAAAAGCGAATTTACCCTACAGGTAAATGCACCTCACGGGTAACAAACCTTGATTTTTATTACCTTCTGGGTGAATATTTGTTATCTGAAATTAATATCAGGCAATAGCTATGAGCGAGAACGAAAAATTCGACTTCAAAAAACACTGGCTGCAACTCACTCCTGATGAGCGAAATGCCTTTGCTGACGAGGCCGGAACGACCAGCCACTACATCCAGACGCATCTGACAGGCCGTCGTAAAATGCCCGGTAAGACATTGATGAATGGACTGTTTAAGGCATGCAAACAACGCGGCTGGGTCAGGACAAAGCCGGAGCTGGCTATCTTCTTCTACGAATAAAACCTCCTTCAAACCCCCATCAGGCCGCCTTCTGGCGGTCTTTTCATATCTATTCAGTCCTCTCAGGTAATAATGATCCGAATATGGTTGATCTTTTTTCAGCCATCGCACAAAATTACCAAAGATAAATTCCAAAGAGAGGTGCAAATGAAGCGATTAACACAGCGTGAAGCTCTCGAAATGGGCCTCGCCAGGTTCTACACCGGTAAGAAGTGCATTCACGGGCATGACAGCGAGCGCTACACCCTCAGTGGTGAATGCGTTAAGTGCAACAACGAGCGGGCGCGCCGCCAGCAGCAGCTGCGCTCAGAGAAAATGAAAATAAATAAATTAGCCAGGGAGACTGCTCAATGAGCGACGCAGCAATGATTATCGTGCCAACTGATATTTCACAGAAGATTAAAGAAATCGAATCTGCTTACCAGCGTTACGTCGATGTGTTCAGGATCCCTGAAGACCACAAAATCATCGTTAACTTTTCTGCCGGTAAAGATTCCACTGCCACTATGGCGATCGCGCATGCGCTGTTCGGCGACAAGGTGCAGGGGGTCATGGCTGATACCGACAACGAACATGAGCTGACAATTGAGTTCGGCAAAACCATTCATGAGCGCATCGGGTGCTCACCAGTGCAGATGGTGAAGCGCATTTATACGCAGGAAGAATTTGATGCCCGCCGCGTATCCCTTACCAAAAACTGGAGCAAGCGTCAGGCGATACGTAGTGGGGCTTATCGTGGTGTCATCATGCCTTCACTGTCACGTTCAGATACTCCATTTGGTCGCGCCTGGCTGAAAACAGCAGAGCGTTGGGGCATTGAATTTGACACCCCTTTAGAGGCGGCTCTTTCTGTTCTCCATCCAAGCGGAAACAGCTTCCTGGATGCTGCGTTACTGCACGGGATGTTCCCTATGCTGCGCAACCGATTCTGCACAGACGAGTTGAAAATTCAGGTTGCATTTGATTTCGCGATCAAACCTTTGCTGGATGCTGGTGAAGTCGTTGTCCAGTGGTCCGGCGTTCGCGGTGACGAATCAGCAAAGCGTGCGGGATACGAGCGCTTCTCCACCGACCAGAGAGACCCTGAATTTCTCTACAACTTCCTTCCTATCCACCAGTGGACAGCAGCAGATGTATTCGCCCTTCATAAATATTTCGGTATTGCCCCAAACCCATTGTATACCCAGGGTGCTGCGCGCGTCGGCTGCATGAACTGCGTGCTGTGCAATAAAGAAGAAATTTCAGAAACCGCCGCCCGTTGGCCAGAGCACATTGAGAAGCACCGCCAGTGGGAGCATAAGGTGCGCCTTGTTTCTCGCTGGGTTCACTGGATGAGCGTTGGTACAGAGAGCCAGGCATGGATGCGCTCACAGCTTGGTTTCAGAGAGGTTAACTGGAGGGAATTTGCCGGTTTCTCCGAAGATGAATCAGCACCAGGTATCATCGAACGCAGCAGGAAATACCCGGTGCATCTCGGTAAAGAGGTCCTGCTTTATGGGCTTGATCCGGACGTTCAAAACATCGACTGGTCAGGATTCTATGGCCCGCGCGGAAATATGGGCGCGCCGTCCGTTCCGGAAGTCGTCGAGTGGGCCAAGACCGGTCGGGGGGGGAAGGTTTACGACCTGGTGAAAGCGAGCATGGACGCATCAGTTTGTTCGTCTCGTTATGGACTCTGTGAGTGAGAGGTTTATATGGCCGGTGACTGGATTAAGATGCGTGCCGACCTGCACACGCACCCTAAAGTTGTCCGCATGGCGTCCGCATTGAAAGCGGACAGATTGCGGATAGTTGGCGGACTACATTCCGCATGGTGTCTTTTTGATGTCCACTCCGTTGACGGTTTTCTTGACGGATACAGCGCGGAAACTCTCGATGACCTGATCGGCTTCCCTGGGTTTTCCCGGGCAATGATGGCTGTCGGATGGCTCGAAGAAAATGGCGAAAGCCTAGTAATGCCGCGCTTTGAAGCCCATAACGGGCAGTCTGCCAAGCGTCGCGCACAGGACGCAGACAGGAAGAGGAACGTCCGCAAAGCGTCCGCATCTGATGCGGACAAAAAGCGGACCAGAGAAGAGAAGAGAAGAGAAGATATAAAAGATAAACCCCACACAGGGGGGGAGCAAAATCCACCTGTGGATAACTATGCTGGTGGCGGTGAACCAGATCCGGATGCGAACAACGCGATGCTGAATGGCTACGTTGCGCCTGGCGGAATGGGTGAGTTTGGAAAATTCCAGATGCGCGACAACTGGAAGCCGGATCCGCAATTCATCCAGCGCGCTGCGCTATGGGGCATAACCCTGAAGGCGGACATCACACCGTTCGAGCTGGCAGAATTCATCACGTACTGGAAAGCGGAGGGCAAAGCATTCCACCACGACCAGTGGCAGCAGAAGCTGGCGAGAAGCGTACAGCAGTCCAGGGCAAGGCCAGTCGCCCAGCAGCAGCGAAGGGATATCAACGACGTTCCGGAGCCGGACAAAGCCATACCGCAGGGATTCAGGGGATACCAGCCCTCATAGCGGCACCAGCGCGGCAGCGCATTTTTTTACGCCAGTATAATTACCTTGTAGGTAACAAAATGTGCGCATAGCTATTGATTTTAACTCTAATGTGGATTTAAATTACCTGAGAGGTAAGTCATGACAGCAATTTTAGGAATTGACCCGGGATGCAGCGGGGCACTGGTTCTCGTCACTGAACAGGGCGGCTACATCGACCATCTGCCAATGCCAACCATCAAGGTCGGCACAAAGTCCAGGGTGAACGGCGCAGCGGTGGCTGCATGGGTTCGGCAGTACGGAATCACTCATGCGTACCTTGAGCAGGTCGGAGCCATGCCAGGACAGGGAACGGCGAGCATGTTCACGTTCGGGCATGCAGCTGGTGTAGCGGAGGGGATCCTCCAGGGGCTCAACATTCCGTACACGCTGGTAACGCCTCAGGCCTGGAAGAAGTCAGCCGGGCTTATCGGAAGCGACAAGGACGCAGCGCGCAGCAGGGCGATTCAGCTTTACCCGGAACTCAGGGCGCTGGATGCCAAAGCGAAAGGCCAGGCCATCGCGGATGCTCTGCTAATCGCACGGTTCGGGATCGGCGTTAAATAACGATCCTTTTTGATATCAACGTAATCAATAACTTATACGGGTAAGCGGGGGTAAACATGGAATGCAAAGTGAGTGAGTTGGTGAAGCTTGGGCATGAACGTGCTGCCGACCTGAGAGCAGCATGTGGCACGATTGCTGTGGCGAAGTTGATAAGCGATTTGGCTACGCAGT